GTAGGCCGCAACGCATACGGCGTCTTCCCGCTCCGGGGGAAACCTCGGAACGTTCGGGACGCTAGCGTAAAACAGCTCACCGAGAATGAGGAGTTTTCGAATCTCAAGAAGATTTTGGGCCTTCAGCATGGAAAGGTGTATACTTCTCTCCGAGAACTTCGGTACGGCCGTTTGATGATTATGACGGACGCTGACCTGGACGGGAGTCACATCAAGGGTCTGGTCCTGAACATGATCCACCACTTTTGGCCGAGCCTGATCGATCTGGGTTTCCTGGTAGCGATGGTGACGCCTGTGATCAAGGCGGGTAAGGAGTGGTTCTTCACGGAGGAGGCGTTTCGTGCACGGTCTGGACGGAGCGGTGACGTGAAATACTACAAGGGTCTGGGAACGTCCACGTCAGCAGAGGCGAAGGAGTACTTCAAGATGATTGACCGTCTGACTGTAAAGTTTACACCTGATGCACGAACTGGTGAATCGATGACGCTCGCCTTTTCCAAAGCCATGGCGGATGCACGAAAGGGATGGCTCACAGAGCACATGGCGACTACGCCACCGGGTGTCGATTACGGGAACGTGAAGCAGCTGACGGTGACTGATTTCGTCCACAAGGACTTGGCCAACTTTTCAGTCGAGGATATCAAGCGGTCGATTCCACACGTCGCAGACGGACTCAAGCCGAGTCAACGCAAGGTGATTTACGCCTGTCTGAAACGGAACCTGGTTAAGGATGCCAAGGTGGCGCAGCTGAGCGGGTACGTCGCCGAACACACGGCGTACCATCACGGTGAGGCGTCGCTCCAGGGGACCATCATCGGGTTGGCACAGACGTTCGTCGGATCGAACAACGTCAACCTGCTCGAGCCGAGCGGTCAGTTTGGAACTCGTCTGATGGGTGGCAAGGATGCAGCCAGTCCTCGTTACATCTTCACGCGGCTGGCTGAAAAGACGCGTCGGATCTTCGACCAGCGCGATGACCCGGTACTCAAGTATGTTTCAGAGGATGGTCAGAACGTCGAGCCGACGTACTATTTGCCCATCGTGCCGATGGTACTCATCAACGGTGCTGAGGGCATCGGGACTGGTTTTTCGTCGTACGTTCCACCGTATGACCCCAAGGTGGTGACGAAGAACATCCAGCACGTGCTTCGCGGCGAGGCGATGGAGGCGATGAAGCCGCACTTTCGAGGATTCACGGGCACAACGGAAAAGACGGGCGACCACACGTGGACTCTGACGGGGACGTTTGAGCGTCAGGGGTCACGCATTCACGTGACTGAGCTTCCTCCAGGCAAGTGGATCCAGGACTACAAGGAATTTCTGGATGGACTCGAGGTCAAGTATGAGAACCATTCGACGGAGAACAAGGCGGACTTTTTCGTCTGGACGGACGTCGATGACCACAAGCAGCTCGGTTTGGTGAAGACGATTCACACGAGCAACATGTACCTCATCGGGCAGAACGGTGCCGTGAAAAAGTATGCGAGTCCGGAGGAGATTTTGGTCGACTACCTCGAGATGCGTATGGCACTGTACAAGACTCGGAAGGCGTACCTGGTCAAGGAGCTCAAACGCCAGGTGACTGAGAATACGTTGCGGGCGCGTTTCATCACCGAGGTGGCGCACGGTCGTCTCGAGATTTTCAGACGGACCAGAGCAGACATTGAAGCAGACATGACGCGTCTCGGATTTCCACACGAGTTACTCGTTTCGGTCCGGACGTACCAGTACACGGCGGAGGAAATCACCAAGGCGTTGACGCTGGTGAAGAACCTTCAGGCTGAACTTTCAGCGCTCGAGGCGATGACCGTGTCGAACCTGTGGAAACAAGATCTTGAGTCCTTGTAGATGAACACGGACGAGTTGATTCGTGAACTCGTACCACTGGATGCATCACCCGATGAAAGAGCTCGGTTGACGAACCAGATTTTGCAAATTCCACCAGAGTACATTCGATACAGACTCCCGGGCAATCCCACGCGAGACCAGATTCTTGCATTTTACCGTCAGATGTTGATGGTAAGCCGGCCTCCGCCACTCGTTGCACCACCGCCACCGACTGTGACGGTGACCCCGCCACCCGCCCCTGATCCGACGAGTCTCACAGTCTCTGGGTTTTACGGGCCGTCTTTAAGTGCAAATGTTCTGTCTGTGTACCTGACACAGAATGCACCCATCGTACCAGGAATGACAATCACGGGCCTGTCAGGGATCCAGCGACGAGTCGTCGTTCAGACGTACACGTCCAATGTCTACGGTGATGTCATCATCAACCCGGGTCCACCGTCGATTTCGTTTCCTTATGTGGCGCTCGTGACGGCGACAATTCTAGGGGAGGGTACTGTTCCAGTCGCACCGAGTTCCCTCCTTCAACTGACGTTCATGTTTGAAAGGTTGATACAGACAAAGACGACGGCACACGGATTCCGTGGTCCGCTCGTATCTGCAAACACATTCAGCGTCTATGTCGTCGATGCATTCACGGGTCCGAGACCAGATGCAGGGTGGAAAGTGACCGGATTCAGTGACCCATCGATACTCCGCGTCGACGTTGCTGGAAACCTCACGGTGACTGAAGTGTTCGCAGAGCCCGGGACGGCTAACGTTCTGGCGGACACAATCACAAAACCTCAAGAGTACCTCTACAGACTCGACGTCACGACGGATCAGGCACAGGTGATGCCTTTGCCGAGTTCTAACGTCCTGTTGACATTCATGCGTCCGAGTGCGACAATTGAAAGCAAGTATTATTCGATGTACGATCCGAAAATCTTTGACGCGAGTGCGATAAAGGGTCAGACGGCACATCTACGTGACCTCAACTCGAACGTGTACACAGACGTCCCAGCGCCTCGCGAGGCACTCATCGAAATGGCTGGGCGCGGTTTCGGAACGGGTGCGCTCACTGCACTCGCAGCCATCGGTCCACAGGAAAAGTACATGTACGGTGGCGAATCGCTCTGGATGCCGAAGATCATTCAGCATACACCGTTCGCAATCACCCAGCGTTTTCTTTTGCCACTGAAATCCGGAAATGAAAAGTTTCTTAAATCGTCGCGAACCTTTTCGGTTGACATTCACCCGCGTGAGTCTGGCGATCTCTTGTCGAACATGTACCTGTCGGTGTCTCTTCCAGCCCTGCCTGCAGGGTATGACTACACGCCTCTTGTTGGACGCGCCATCATAAAGAAGGCAGAATTCATGATTGACGGACAGCCCATAGAAACCCTGACGGACGACTGGTACATTCTTCGGGACCAGCTGTTTCTCGACGCGGATGAGAAACTGGCAATGTACCAAGCGACGAGTCTGGGTCAGAGCGAATCGAACGTCGTTCCAGCGACGGATGTTGTGAAGATGATGATTCCGTTGGACTTTTTCTTTTGTCGGCGACACAGCGATCGTAAGCTCGGACGTGAAAAGCTCGAAAAGCCATTCTTTCCTTTGTGTGCCATACTGAAACAGACTGTCACGATTCGATTCACGTTCCATGATTCGACATGGATCACAAACGCACCAGCAGATGCAAATGGCAAACCGGTCGACATCATCGACCCAAAGATTCTCATCGAGGAGATTACACTGAGTCCACGCGAACGCATGTACTACCAGAGTCAAGAATTGAACTTTAAGGTGAATCGTGTGTGGGCAGAGGCCGGTCAGCCGTACTCGGGTGGTAAAGCGATTATGAATTTGACAGCCAACTTTCCAGTGTCTATGATTACATGGTTCGTACGTAATCAGAACTACGAAGATGAGCAGAATGCAGAGTACTATAAATCGAGGTATCAATACGGGTACAGCACGGATTACATCCTAGCTGCTGTACCTGTAACGTTCTTTAACGGCGTCACAATCAATTTTTTGGACATTATTCAATCGGGGACGTTGTATCTGAACAACGAAAACGTGCTTTCAAACTTCCCGGGCGCTCTTTACTACAGTTACAAACAGGCTCTCGACCATGGGCTTTCAGTTCCGACAAAGAGCATCTACATGTACTGCTTCGGAGACAATCCCAAAGAGTACAACCAAGAGGGGTACGTCGATTTCAGTACACTGAATTCACAGACGACGCATCTGGATCTGATTTTTGATCCAATTCTTTCACCTCAGATTGAAAAGTCTTACACGATGTATCTGTACTACTATGGCTATGTCCCTCTTCAAATTTCCGGCGGATATGCAAGACTCCTTTCTCGGTAATGTAGTCAACGATACCGTTGACGATACACCAGCGAATGAAATTCAGCTGTGCAACCGTCGTCGTAAATCCCTGAAACTCGATCCGCTCTGTACGACAAAACGGGTCAAAAAACTTTTTCGAGTAGCCGTCAAGTGACGACTTGTATGCCACGTGAACCGTAAACTGACGCCCAGTCGGTGTCTTGTACGTCACGTTCGTCTGACGAGAATAGTTTGTCACGAACCATTCGAGGTTCCTGAGAGACACTCCGCGTCGGTGTTCTAGAATATCTTTGAGTTGTTGTGTGTGATCCGGGACTTCAAA